ATAGAGATATTAACATTAATACTAAGTTAACTGCGCTTTATGTGTGTGGAGATGCAAGAGGTGTTTGGGGATGTTCTATCGATGAAGTAAGAGAAACAATCGCAAAATATCTTCTTGCTGATTGTGGATACGAAGAATCTGATAAAATGATTGCTACTATGGTAGAGGATAGTAGTGGAGGAAATACGATTTGGACTCTTAGTGGTACTGCCGTCGAAAAGGTTGATAATCCAACTTTAATGAACAGGCTTCATAATGAAAATGATCCTCTTCGTTTTCTTCTTGTAATTAATAGGGGTCGTTCTGGAATTAATGTTCATAATCTAACTGCTGGGGTTATTTGTAGGATTAGGGATCCTAAAGAAGTTAGAACACCAATTCCTATTCAAATTTTTGGGAGAATGGTTAGACTTAATCCTGGAACTGGAGATATAATCCGAAAAAAATATGCGAATAATTTGGATAATTATTTGAATTATTATTCTGAAGATAATAATGTTAACATTGAGACAATTGTTGAAACTATTAGAGTTGCAAATGTTTTTGATATCTGGCACCCAACTAATGGTAAAGCAAAAAGAACTTGGGAGGAATCTCTTATTGAATTCCAAAGGGATTATGTAAACACTTCTAAGGAAGGATTTGACTATTTACATGAATTTACTGGAGTTGAAAAACCGCAATGCAATTCTCAGGTTCAAGCGAATAATGAGTTACCTTTAAATTGTCCTTATTGTGGATATTCTATAGAAGAAAAAATTGCTGAGTGGGCTACCTCTGGAACTCTTGATAGATTTTTCGTAAATCCCGAATAAAAAGATACGGGGTTCACCGCCCCGTTTTTTTATGTTTCTTGTATAATTAGTAGTGGATGCCAAAAGGATCCACACAACACAAACTCGCTTTTTTAAGGAGCTACCATAATGAACATTCAGCGTTATTCTGCTGCGGATCTTAATACCCTGATGGATAAGATTACCCGCAACAGCATTGGTATGGACGAGTACTTTGATCGTCTATTTAATCTTCATGAAACTACAAAGAATTACCCACCTTATAACCTAATTCAGGTAAATAATGTAGAATCTCATTTAGAGATTGCACTAGCAGGATTTAAGAAAGGAGAAGTCAATGTCTTCACGGAGTATGGAAAACTTTTTGTCGAAGGGCAACGGGAGGACACCGAATCCGACAAGACGTTTATCCACAAGGGATTGGCTCAAAGAAGTTTTCAACGAGCGTGGACTCTATCCGACGACACAGAAGTACGGGAAGTCACCTTCGAAGACGGACTCCTCAGAATCGTCCTTGGAAAAATAGTTCCAGAGCATCATGCCCGTAAGGATTATCTCTAAATATAATTGAATATCGTCGGCGCTATGCTACGAGGGGTAACTGGCAAAATCCAGTTGACGCCCCTCTTTTTTATTGGTAGAATGAATGGAGGTTAATGTGCTTTATGTCAATTAAATTGCTACTACTTAAATCTGGAGAAGACATTATTGCTGATGTTGCAGAAATGGCTTCAGGTGAAGAAGAGAATAAAAGAGTTATTGGATACTTTCTCCATAAACCATGTATTGTCAAACTGAAAGACTCTCAAATCTTAACGGAAGAAACTGAAGTTCAGCAAAAATCTTCATTTAAGGTATCTTTGTTTCCCTGGATGCCACTCACTTCGGATAAAACCATTCCCATTCCTGCCGATTGGCTGGTGACAATGGTTGAACCAAAAGAAAAACTAAAAGAAATGTACATTGAGGATGTTTTAACTTATGGACAAGATAATCAAAGTTCTGGTTCTGACGAACAATCAGATTCTAATCAGTCAGATTGAAGAAGTTGGTGCTGATATTGGAGAACCTGACTGTAGACTGGTAAATCCGTTTGTAATTAAAGATAGAAGCACCCTGGAACCATTCTTGCTAGAATATACAAAGCAAGATACATTTATGATGAACTCTGACAAGATTCTAACTCTTGCAGATCCTATGCCCACCCTACTTGAAAAATATCAGGACTTGATTAAGTAATGCGTTTTTACACTAATGTTCAATTGATTGGCAATCAGTTCCTCGTTCGTGGAGTTGATAATGGGAAAAGGTATGAACATCGTGATGAATTTTTTCCTACTTTGTATGTAAAGACAAAAAAAGAATCTAAGTATAAAACGCTAAATGGTGAATCTGTAGAAGAAGTTAATCCTGGAACTGTTCGGGATTGTCGGGAGTTCTATAAGAAGTATGATGAAGTAGATGGGTTTGCCATTTATGGAAACGACAGGTATATCTATCAGTATATTTCTGAGAAGTATCCAGAAGATGAAATCAAGTTTGATATTAGTCAAATCAAACTTGTAACTTTGGATATTGAGGTTGCTTCTGAGCAAGGATTCCCTGATGTTGAATCTTGTTCAGAAGAAATCCTTGCCATTACTATTCAGGACTACACTACAAAGAAGATTATTACTTGGGGAGTTAAACCCTTTAATAATAAACAGAGTAATGTAACCTATCATCACTGCCCAAGTGAGTATGAACTTCTCAATCACTTCATTAACTATTGGATGGTTGATGTTCCAGATGTGATTACTGGTTGGAACATTGAGATGTATGATATTCCTTATATCTGCAAGAGACTCAATAGGGTTCTTGGTGAGAAACTGATGAAACGTTTCTCACCCTGGGGACTTGTAAGTGAGGGTGAAGCCTTTGTTAAAGGACGTAGACACACAACCTTTGATGTTGGTGGTGTGACTCAACTTGACTATCTTAATCTTTATAAGAAGTTCACTTATAAAGCACAAGAATCATATCGTCTTGATTATATTGCTGAAGTAGAACTCGGACAGAAGAAACTCGATCACTCTGAGTTTGATACCTTTAAGGACTTCTATACTCAAGGTTGGCAAAAGTTTATTGAATATAACATTGTTGACGTGGAACTTGTCGATCGTCTAGAAGACAAGATGAAACTGATTGAACTCGCTCTCACTATGGCTTATGATGCCAAGGTGAATTATGTTGACGTGTTCTATCAAGTAAGAATGTGGGACAATATTATCTACAACTACTTGAAGAAAAGAAACATTGTTATTCCTCCCAAAGTTCGTTCTGATAAGAATGAAAAGTATGCTGGCGCATATGTGAAAGAACCTATTCCTGGTAAGTATGATTGGGTTGTGAGCTTTGACTTGAACTCACTATATCCTCACCTGATTATGCAATATAATATTTCTCCAGAAACTCTTCTTGATGAAAGGCACCCTACGGTGACAGTAGATAAGATTCTGAATGAGGAACTTAGTTTTGAGTTGTATAAGGACAATGCAATCTGTGCTAATGGTGCAATGTTCCGCAAAGATGTCCGTGGATTCCTTCCAGAATTGATGGAGAAGATGTATGGTGATAGGGTTATCTTCAAGAAGAAGATGCTTGCAGCAAAGCAGCAGTATGAGAAGACTCCGACTAAAGCACTAGAAAAAGAAATCGCCCGTTGCAACAACATTCAAATGGCGAAAAAGATTTCTCTTAACTCTGCTTATGGTGCTATTGGCAATCAATACTTCAGGTATTACAAACTAGCAAATGCTGAGGCTATTACTCTTTCTGGACAAGTCTCTATCCGTTGGATTGAGGGCAAGATGAATCAATATCTAAATAATCTTTTGCAAACAGAAGATGTCGATTATGTTGTCGCATCAGATACTGATTCGATTTATCTTAATCTTGGACCTCTTGTTGATAAATTTTTTGCTTCTAAGTCTGACGATAAAGAGTCAATCGTCAAGATTCTTGATAAGATCTGTCAAGATAAGTTTGAACCGTTCATTGAACAATCTTACCAGGAACTTGCGGACTATGTATCGGCATATGATCAGAAGATGCAAATGAAGCGTGAGAATATTGCTGATCGTGGTATCTGGACTGCGAAGAAGCGATACATTCTCAACGTCTGGAACAGTGAAGGAGTTCAATATTCAGAACCCAAACTGAAGATGATGGGTATTGAAGCTGTTAAATCGTCTACACCTGCACCATGCCGTAAGATGATTAAGAGTGCTCTGAATCTGGTTATGACTGGAACCGAAGATGATGTAATTGACTTTATCGAAAAGAGTCGTAAGGAATTTAAAAACCTTCCCCCAGAAGATATTTCATTCCCTCGTTCAGCGTCTGATGTTGTTAAGTACAAGTCTTCGTCGGACATTTATGTAAAGGGAACACCAATTCATATTCGTGGTGCATTGTTGTTCAATCACTATATTAAAGAGAAGAATTTGTCAAATAAGTATTCTCTTATTCAGAATGGTGAGAAAATTAAGTTCTGCTATCTGAAAAAACCAAATATCATTCATGAAAACATCATTTCCTTCATTCAAGAATTTCCAAAGGAATTGGGAATTGACAAGTACGTTGACTATGACTTACAATTTGAGAAAGCATTTTTAGAACCACTTAAGGCAATCTTGGATGCAATCGGTTGGAATGTCGAAAAAACTGTAAACCTAGAATCGTTTTTCTTTTAATGGATTTGCCTATCAATGACAAAGAGCTTGCCACTATCGTGAATGCAATGGCTCTTGGAGGTGATACTGCTTTGTATCAAAAACTCAAACTGGTAAAGGAATTGCGTGAGCAAGACTTGCCTTATAAAAAAATACTTCGTGAACAATACGGGATGGTTGCTTGATGGATTTTCTTAAA